AAACTCAAAAAAAAAAAGTTTTTTGAAAATTTTTTTCTTCAGAAAATCCTTTACAAAATTTTTAAATAATAAAGAAAAATGCCGTTTTCCCAGAAAAAAGTAGGGTTAGGTTTTTGACATTCAGAGATTTCTTATAATTTATTAATAATATCTTAAGTAAATTTAATAAGTAACATTAATATAAAATATTCAGAATTATATTAATATAAAATATTCAGACTTATATTAAGATTAATTATCAAATTGATTTTATAAATTTAACTAATAAATAAAATGTTATTTGTTGAAAAACCAACGGGTATTCTAGGTACAAAAATTGCAGAAGATTATAAAAATAAATTAAAAAAGAGTAAAGTATGTATTTGTGGTAAATTGGATCCGATGGCTCGTGGTAAATTATTGTTATTATTTGATGAAGATTGTAAGAAAATGGATGAAAATCTAGATCATGAAAAAACATATGAATTCAAAATTGCTTGGGGATTTCAAACAGATACTGATGATACATTAGGATTAATTACTGAAGAAAAAAATATTAATGAAAATATAATAAAAAGTGTAGTAAATAATATTGAAAAATATATAGAAGAATATGAAGGTAGTTACAAACAATATTTTCATAAATATTCTGCACGAACAGTTCATAATAAAAATGGTGTAAGATATCCATTATGGAAATGGACTAGTTTAAATCGTTTAGATGAAATAGAAATTCCATATAAGACAGTATCAGTAAAATATATAAAATATTATCATACAGAAAAAAAAAATATGAATATTCTGAAAAAAGAAATTATAGAAAATATAGATAAAATGAAAAATATTAAGGATAATTTTCGTCAAGATATAATTAGAAAACAATGGATGGATTATGATAAAAAAAAAGATGTATGGATTAGTACTTTTGAAGCACATGTATCATCTGGATTCTATATAAGACAATTAATTCATGAACTAGGTAGTAAAACGGAGTTATATGGAATAGCATTAGATATTAATAGAATTAAAATTCATATTTAATTTATGATGGTCTGTGCTTACATTTGTTTAATTCATCTAAGTTATCCCAATAACACTTTGTAGCATATATTTCATCACTTTCACATGATTCTTTATCGGATGCGTTATGACATATTTTTTTAGAACATCCATTATCCCATATACAATCAGAATCATTATTACAATTATCAGCAGTTTCATATGCATCACATTTTTTATCTTTCTTTTTATTTTTTTTTTTTCTTGTTTTTTTTTTATCACTTCCACCATTTTGTATACCTTCCGTTTCACTTTGTATACCTTCAGTTTCACTTTGTTCTTCAGTTTCGTTCTTGTTTTCATTTTCAGTATGTTTAGGTTTTAATAAATTTTTTATATCATCTTTAGTTAAGTAATTACGACTAATACTATTATCAATTGAATCAATTATTTTATTAACTTTATCGCCATCCGTAATAGAATCGTCTTCTTGTTTTTCAGACTTAAAAATTTTACATTTATCTGAACCAGAATTATATTTTTCTTCTTCATTAAAATTATCTGCTGAATACCATGGGATGCTAGGTGTAATTCCTTTTCCACATAAATATGTTAATACGCGAAGATTATATTCTTTTCTAAATCTTGTATTTAAATCCATGGAAATAGTTTGATTATTTTTATATTCTTCAATCATATCTTCTACAAATTTAATTGTTATAGCTGAAATAGTGATACTAGCACAACTTCCAGTTACTAAAGATACTTTTTTAATTCCAGTTTTTTCATAATGTAAATTATGTTTTTTAGGTATATATATTTGTTCTATATTAATAGTAGGTGAAGCATATTTTAATGGTCCATATAAATGCTCTGGTACATTTATATATTTGCCAACAATTACATAAACTGGTGCTGGAATTGGATGATTTTTACGAGCTACATAACCATTTAATCTAATATAATCTAAACCATTATACTTACCATATTTAAAATTTTCATTGTCTAACTCATCTTTCCAAGTAACAGACTCTGTATAAAAACTTTTATGTGTCTCTACTAAAGACGGTTCACCGAGAAGCAAAAGTAATTTTTTATATTTAAATCGAACTACTTCATTTTTAAATAATACATCGTCTTCCATAACTTGATCTTTTATTTTTGTAATCTTATTATATAATGTTAAACCACCCGTAGTATAAAAATAAATAATCATTATAATTATGAAAAATATACCATAATATATAATTGGTATTTTTGAAAATAAATTTTTTAATTTCGTAATAATATTATTTTCATCTCCACCAATAATATTATTTTCATTAGTTCCAATAATATTAATTTCACTAGTATACATATTATTAATCATATATATATATATAATAAAAATAAAAAAAAAATATTATTATAATTTAAAATATATTAATAATTTACTTAAAACTTAAAGTAACCGCCCTCGTGTTCGAATGCATTGTTTATTTTTTTATTTTTTTTAACACCATAACCACCCATTTTTTTATTTTGTTTTTTATTCTTATGATTTTTTTTTGTTTTTTTTTCAACTTCTTTTTTAATTTTTTCTTCGTTTTCTTCTTCTATTTCTGCTTCTATTTCTGCTTCTATTTCTGCTTCTATTTCTTCTTCTATTTCTTCTTCTATTTCTTCTTCTATTTCTTGCTCTTCACTATATGTATCACCACCATTCATTTTATCATCCTTTTTCTTGTGGCTACCACAACTACCACCACCATTCATTTTATCATCCTTTTTCTTGTGGCTACCACAACTACCACCACCATTCATTTTATCATCCTTTTTCTTGTGGCTACCACAACTACCACCACCAGTTAATACATTTTTTATATTTACCATTAATGATTCACCAAAAATAGATAATGCGGTTGAAATTATTACACTTATTAAAAATAACCAAACAAACATCCAACAGCGCTCGTGATTATTAGGAACTAATAAACATGAAATATTATAATATAATAGAAAATAACTAACACATAATAAAAACATTCTTAATAATAAAGTTTCATTTTGTTTTGAGTAAACACCAACCATTACTAAACTAAGTATAGTACATCCTATAAAAATAAATTGGACATATCCATATCTTTGGCCAAAATATTTATCAGAACCAAATTTTTCTAATGGATTCAAAAATCTTAAATCAAAAAAAGCATTACTTTTGGTAACATAGCCCACAACTGAATCTGTCATATATATTATATTAATATATTTTATGTTCTATTTATTTTTAATATTAATATTAATTTTATTATTTATTCTTATTATATAATATATGATTGCTGTAAATTTAATGCATATATTACTGATAGGTCCTATTATGATATATATTAATTTTAATAGAGAAAATGAATTGTTTAAAAAAATATTGATAGGTTTTACCTTAATGATTCCATTTATTGTAAATATACCAAAAATGGATAAATTACATATATATTATCATGCTATTAATTTAACACATTGGACAATTATTCTTGCATATTTTTCATATGTATCATATTTGTTTGCATTAAATAAAAATGTACCAGAATATATATATATATCATTAGCTATTATTGGAGGTATTATGATACTAATTCATTTATATAAACTTATTTCAAAAATTTTTAGAAAAAAAAATAAGAATAATCATTCATGAACACCATCGAGTGGTTTGGTAATTTCGACTTTATTTTCTATATCTATATTATTATTTTCATTATTATTTTCATTATTATTTTCATTATTATTTTCATTATTATTTTCATTATTATTTTCATTTAGTTCTTCGGGGTGAACCTTGGTGGTACAAAGCTTATTTAAAATAAAAATATATAAATATATAAGAAATAATATTAACAATATAATAATACAACCTTTTATAAATTCATATAAATGAACATTTGTAAAATATTGTTTTTTTACTTCAATTATTAGTAAAATAAATATTATTATACATAAGAACATTACTTCATTTAAAAATTTTTTACAACACATTTTGTATTGTATTTAATTATACAAAAATTCGATTTTATAATTGAGAAATTATTAATTTACAAGCTTCTACTAATTCTGTTATAATTGTATCCCATAATGTATCAGATGAATTAATTTCAATAACACTTTGAGTATCATTATAATTTTGTATTAATTTACCATTTTTTAAATCTGTTAAACGAAAATATACTTCTGTTTGAATTTGTTCATATAATGGTATAAATTCAAATAGACGATTACGACGATTTTTAACTTCAATTAATTCATTATTTTCAATACCATCAATTTTACCACAAATATATATAGTATGATCATTTATATCAAATAATTTCATTTTATATAATTTTGAATTATTATACTTTATTTTTGTATCATTTTTTTTCTCATATTTTTTAATAATCTTGTCCTCATTTACAATTCCTCTTTTCTTATTAATATGACCGTTAAGATATTCATTTACTTTTTCAACATTTTTATTTTTCATAATTTTCTTAATATTTTTTTCAATATTTGTTTGCATTTTCTTAGATTCATCGGTGTTTGCTGTTTTAACAGATTTTTCAGATACTTTATTTAATATAGTTTTAGAAAGTTCAGTAACATCAACATCTTTATTTTTTTTTATTTCTTCCTTATATTTTAAACAAGTAGCGTTATCTAGTAATTCCGATTGTTGAAATAAAAGTAATAATTCAACTAATTCATCTTTATTAATAACTTTTAATTTTTTATTATCTGATAGATTTTTTTCTTTTCTTATTCTACATAAAATATCATAAATTACATCTTCTTGAGAATTATATTTATTTTTATTTATTAATCCCGCTAATTCAGAAGCATTTATATATATATGCATTGTATACTTTAATATAAAAAAAAAATCAATTTAAAACATATTTATTTAAACTTATTTAAACTTATGAATATGTTTTTTGTTACATACTATTTATATTAAGATCATATAAATCAACCCATTTTGAAAAACCATTTTTCTGTAATAAATACCATCCAGATATAAAATCTTTCTTTTCATTTGTAAAAAGCATTTTATTTTTTACATCTGATCTTAAATATTTATAATTTGTATTAGATTTAAAATACACATGTAGGGGTTCGACTATATTACTAGTACATTTCTGATAATTTGATAGTTCTCGTACAAAACTACTTTCTCTGATTTGCCAGTGTTTAGGTGGATCTGAAATTTTCGCACCACCCTTAAAAAGACCATCACCATCTGAACCCGTTTTTATATCACTTTTTAGTGACGATAGAGCCAAGTTCTCTCCACCAAATGAACTTTTATAAACTCTAAGTTTTTTTATCCAATCATCTAATCCGACTGTTTTTTGATTCCAAGAACTATCATAATATCTACTACATTTCCTAGGACCATATCTATAACCTATTATTCCCCATACCCTCCTCGAGATCCACCTCCACCTCCACCACCGCCGAATCCTCCTCCACTTCCTCTTCCATCCATATCTTGGTATTCTGCTTCTATAATAATTTTTACATCTTGTTATTTTCATTTTTACAGCATGATCCCATTCATATTTAATTTTATTATAATCTAAATATAATTTAGTTATTTTAGGATTTTTATGTAAGACATACCAACCATGAGTTAATGTATTTCTTGAACTGTTTGGTATATAATTACAATAATTATCATCATAAAATACTGTTTTTCCATTTTTATAAGTAATCCAAGCATAATCTCTACAAGCTATATAACCATTATCTAATGCATATTTTATAGCTTCATAAACATTATTATTCCAATTAATTTTATCACTAATTGCTGTTATTTTATTACCTACTTGAATAGTTACAGATCTATTAACTAATGATACATAAGTTTTTTTAATAAATTTTGTAGTTTCATTCAATGATTTAACATTAGCATCATTTAAATCTAAATGTAATTGCCCGTCCCATTCTATTGTCCATTTTATAGAATTTGACCATGTTGGTGTCCAAACTTGTTTTTCACCAACATTATTTAGATATAACATACCATATTTAGTTTTTTTAGCTATAACAATATTACTTCCATTTTGAATATGTTCATCACAACCATCTTTAGTTTTTTTACCCGCAGAAGTAGTGTCCCATACTTTTATAAATATATTGGATTCATAACTATCTGTAGTCCAATTATTCAAATGAATTAAATAATCTTGATTTTGATTTATCATAGGACTTTTTGAATTTCTATTTGGTTGAATAATTTTCATATATTCTCCATATTTATTTCTATTTGGACTAAATAAATGTACACCATCTTTACTTATTGCTCTTAATTTTTTTACTCGTATTAATTCTAAATAATTCTGATATTTTTCTTCATATGTTTTCAAATATTCATCTGTTTTATTATTAAATTTTATTAAATTTGATCTAATATAATCTATACTAATATTTTGTATTTCATTAACAACAGTATTTCTTATTTTTTTATTATATAATTCTTCTTCAGTACACATTCCCTCTTCTACATTTTCTTTTTCACATAATTTAGCTAATTCTTCTTCTGATCGGGTTGGTCGCTCACTTCCTTTTTTATTTGGTATTATTTTCCAACCACCGTTATATATTTTTTCATCAGACCATGCTAATAAATCATTTTTATTTATTAAATATTTTTGTTTTATTCTGTGAAATAAGTGAAATTCAGTTTTTTCTGGTTCATATACATCATCCCATTCTAATGACCATATTTTTTCAGATATATTTGTTTTAGATTGTTCATATTCTATAAATGGTATTGCAAGTAATTTATATATATCTTCTAAAGATTTTGGATTATTTTCAGTATTATTTTTTGAAAGATCCTTATTTTTAGAATCCAACATTTGTTCTATTAAGTTAGATATATATCTTTTTTCATCTCGAGTATGTATTTCATACTCATTATTTACTTCTGTTATTTTATCACATCCTATACCACCTTTCATAAATGTTTCTATATCATCTAGATCTTCATTTACTCCACCATATTGTGCTAAAAATCTTTTTGCTTGGGCCCATTTATTTATATTTGTTTTATTTGTCATTTTTTCTACTCTTGTATTAATATCTCTTTTTATTGATTTAAAAGCTAATGCATCTCTTTTAGATTTTGCATTTTCTTCATCTTTAGTTAATTTTTTTTCTTCACAAGGATTTTTATTAGATTTAATTTGATTATTATTTATTTCATCTGCATAACCATCATCTTCAATACTATTAAAATTACTACTAAATAATAAAAATTTACTATTTTTGGGATTAAATTTCTTTTGATTATTTGTTAAATCTTGTTTTAAATATAATAATATATTACTCTTAATACTTTTAATTATTTTACTAAGTTCTTTATTTTCAAAAACATTATCATATATTTTTATTTGACTATGCATTACTACCTTCCCAATTATAAAAATGTGTTATAGTGTGTCTACCCAAACCTTGATTTTTTTCACCATCCATTTTAACAGGACTTACTGAATGTGTGTAGTAACTAGGAAATATAATCATACGATTATTCTTCATGGGTATTGTAACATTTGCTTGTGGTAGATTAAACTCTCCACCTTTAAATTGTTTTGGTTCTCTGTAAACCCATATCAAACAAGTAAACATCATACTATCAATATGTGGTTTATAGTAGTCACCATCTTCATAATAAGATACCATTGTACCATCTGTATTCGTACCAGCAAAACTTAGATAGTGTATAGGTAAATGTTTTTTTATTAAGTCGTGAAACTCTGGTGACCTTTGTTTATATCTACATCTTAAAATGTGTGAGTAGTGATACCCTTTATTATTTTGAGAGTATACATCCCAAAGATGAAATCTAAATGCAGCTGCTCTTGATAAACCGCCTGGCTCTCTAGAAACAGGTGTTTCTTTGTCTTCTGTTCTTACTTGATGGTGGTCAGGACAAGACTGATAGAAATCTAGTTCTTTCCAGATTCCATCTAGTTCTTCTGGGTTGTACCATTTGTCAATGAGTAGATAAGGGAAAGTTTCATCATTTGTTCCTGTTACTTTCCAATAATTTTTCACATCAGTACTATCTAAATCATTTAATACTTTTATCATCCTAAAGTTCCATCACTCCTACCACCCATAGTAAACAATCTTCTATGTGGATATATTTTATTATTAATTTTTACTTTGACTTTTTCGTCTCTAGTAAATCCTGCTTGAACACTCCAAGCATAATCATCACATTTAATTCTATGGAAGGTATCACGCTTCACATAATTAAACCACTTTCTTTCTTTGACTACAATCTTACCATCAACATTTCTTTCTTCAGTATACTTACCTTTAACTATAAGTGATAAAAAGTTT